TTTTTAATTTCTGTTCCAGTATAACTCTTTCATTTACTTTTGTCAAGTTTTTTCTTTGATTTCTTTGATTTAATGATATATTAGCGGCAATCAGTAGTAATACTGCGAGTGGATCAAATACAAATACTAACACAATAATAACTATTCTTACTGCCTCGTCAAAGTGATTCGTTGCATCATCACCATATATTAGTTCTGCAACATATTTAAGTGGTCCTACCTCTGCCTCTATCTTATCTTGTTCTATTTGTAATGTATTTTTCTGTATCATTAAATCAGATATGATATCACTAGCATTATCAATCTCAGTATTCAATTCTAATCTTTCAGGTTCTTGTTTCTTTCTTTCTTTCAAACCTCGTGTAACAAACTCTTTCTCAATATAGACATCTAATGCCTTATCTAACTGATTAAGCGTCTTCTGTGACCTGTCTATGCGTGTTTGTTGCGTCTGTATCTTGTTGTCTAGTAGTTCTATTTTTAAGTCATTACTAGATGTAGGTTTTACTTGGTCTAAGTGTGCCTTAGATAAGAACCCAAAGATACCCATTGATGTTATAAAGACTAATATAACAACAGCACTAAATAAATATGTTTTCAATGCAACTGATACTTCTTTATTAGACCAGTTTTGATATAACCAACTGGCACTTACTAATTTACCTATCTCTAACGCTGTACCCATTGCTATAATAGGTACAACTGCACCTGCGAATAATGTTGCAAGTCCCATTATACTATACCCAGCGGCAATGACCGATATAGATATTGCTGACAAAAATGTTATTAGTGTAAAAATCATAGCATTACATCCTCTGTAGATATTATTGTTTTAATTTTTTCTACCTGTTTCAATACTCTTTTTGTATAATCAGGTGTAGTATGAAATACATTAGTTAGGGTTTCTAGCAATTCTTTTGTTTCTAGACTCATATCATTTTTATGCATTGAGTTTCTCTTATCTCTAAAATCCTTGTATGCATAATGGGTATTTAGTAAGTTTACTAAGTATACTACAGATTGACATTTAGATTCAAATTTTCTTATACCCCAACCTGCCCATTTCTTCTTTGACTCTATAAGTATGTGAGGTATATCTTTATTATAAGTTCTAATACCAAAAAGATTATTTGCTTCATTTGCAAATCTACTTGTACCGTAACCCGTTTCTAAAGATGCCATACCTATTATCATCTCATAAGGTATTCGTTCTTCTTTAGGTGTGGTAAAGTTTACAAAGTCTATACATTTATACATTGACCTAACAAACTGTGCATTGTTAGTATATTCAAAACTAGGTTCATTCAATCCCATATCTATTGCCCATTTTTGATAATAGTGTTCTACATTATTTACAATTTTATTTTGAGCAAAATCATTCGGCATAAATGTTCCTACACCATATGAAACTACTACCACTATGCAAGTATGCAATAGTAATAGTAGTCTACTTTTCAGTTTACTTCTTCTGGACGATGTACTCATAACCCTCTAGGTCTTTATTTAATTTTTTTTGATAGAAATAAAAATCATCATGGAACTTTCGCACTTTTAGAAATAATTTTTCTGATTGTTTCTCTGTAAAATTATTTAAAATGTCTTCTGCAAAATTACCCACATAATACACCATAGATTTTTCGTTTGATGTATAGAAACGGTCTAGTTTATCGGGAACATCTTTCAGTAGGGACTTTAGGTAACCATCTATTTCTTTCGACATAAGCACTTCCTTTCATAATATAATTAACAATCGTCTTTAATAGTAGTATCTTCTAACAATTTGCATTTGTATTTTCTGTCTGCTTCTAATCTCATTTTAGTTGCAACACCATCTAATACTGCAGGCAAATACTTCTGCATTATCGTTATCATTTGAATTGCCTGACCATGTATCATTTTTTCTAATTCATACTTCATCAGTTCTTCTGCATTTGCACCATTCTGAATAACATTTGTGGCGACAGCAGTTTCATAATCTTTCGCATCTGAATATCTTGAAAAAAATATTGCAAATATAATTATGCCAACCCAAAATAATTTCAATTCTTTTATCATAATAAACTCCTAAAGGTAATTCGCACCAGTCCATTTTACTCCGAAGTTTCCTTCAAGAATATTTCCTCTGGCAGCATTTTGAGCGAAGGATTTATATCCGTTTGCCATAAGAATATCACCTTTTTTAAACTTCTTATGATTATCAGTAGCGACAATACCACCCCATATGCACGATTGTGAACCAAGTGTCTTATAAATTGAAATGTACTTGTTACCTGGTTTCACAGACCAACCATTAGTAAACTGTTCTTCCATTCTTAATCTTACTTCTGTTTTTGTCTTAGAACCATCATAACTTGTACTATCGCAATAATCATCATTTGCTGTTTTTATTAGATTTTTAATGGCATCTTCAAGATTTGTGAATTTTTTTGTTACATATTTCATAGTATATCCTTTTGTTATTGTTTCGAATCAGTATACTATTATAATAACACATTACCCACATAATGCAAGCATTAATCCATCCATTTGCCATCTTTTATTAAGTGTGAAAATCTATGTTTTAGTACACTCAAAATGAGTAAAAATAGACTAGAATGTTCATAAACCCCACCTGGGACTCGTAATCTGTATCTATTTAACTCTGATTCTCTTTGTTTATTAAGCATTTTTCCTCATAAAATCATCATTCCACTCAAAAGCATCTTTTACTAGATTAGCAGTAAGACCTTTATACACTTTATTTAACTTTTTATCTTTGATATCAATTAAAAGTTTTGCTTCTTCTTTACTCAAATTCTCTAATACTTGTATAAACATAGTTTCTTTTCTTGCTTTAGATAACCCTGGGTTACCCCCTACTAGAAAATGCCATAACTTCTTTGCCTCATCTACTAACCAAGTATGTTGTGTACCTGTAGGTGCTTCATTTGCTTTATATGGGGGTGTACCTGGTGGTAAATCCCATTGTATATTAGTATCAAATGCACCCTTTAATATCATTCTCAAAGATTCACTATCGTGTTCTAGTAATACTTCTGTTTTACCAGACTTTGTTTTTGCATTATTAATCTTTGTGAATATTTCGTGATATGTAAGTCTATCAGAACCTTTTGATGCTGTGGTTGCCCATGCACTCATACTCTTCTTTGATATAAGATTTGGGTTGTCCATAGGTTTTCTTGGGTTATTTAATTGTTCTACTCTAAATTTATTATCTACCATAACTTCTCCTTCAATTCATTATAGATATATTTATATGTCATTTATCTGGGTCAAAATCAGGTTCAAAGATTATATCTTCATTGAGTTCATCTAAATCTTGACTTATTTCGTTACTAAAAACATTATCTGTTTTTACATTTTTTACATTTTTTAAGACTCTTTCATAATCAACTTTTGCTGATGGTCCTAATTCTTTATCGTGATATAATGATACCATTTCTTCTACTAATTTTTGTGATGGGTAATCTACATTAAAATCTCTATAAATTAAACCTCTCAATATATCTATTAGTAACGCTAAATCTCTTGTAAATTGTGGTGAATTAACTCTAATATCACAAGCAATAAATGTTCTCAACAATTGTATTGCTGTATCATCTACAACACCCTCAACAAACTCTCTTGTTTGTTCTTTGTGTATCTTTTCATATTGCTTTTGAACTTCTTTCTTATCAGTTAAAATTTTCTTATTATTTACAATTCTATCTGTAGGAAATACTATTACATTATCTTTAGTCATTTAAAATACTTTCTATGATATATTTTTTTTGTTCGTCTATTAATTCTCTTTGTTCTTTTATTTGTGTCATTTGATTTGCAATATCTTTTGCGATATCTCTTATCTTAACTTCTCTTACATTGTTTTTAGGAAATTGTATTACATTATCTTTACTCATTTATAATCTCTCCTTTATAATTGACTAAACCTTTGTCAGTAAAATATTCTACCAATTGATTATAACCACCAACTAGTTTATTATTTATTTTAATTTGAGGTACGGTTTTTACCTTTTTACCTATCGCCTCTAAAAACTGTTGTTTTGTTTTATAGTCATTTATACTATTCTCGCTATACTCAAGTCCAAGACCTTCTAGTAGGTTCTTGGACTTTGTACAGTATATGCAATCAGGTTTACTGAATATTTCTATTCTCATCTTCATCTTTTTTTCTAAGATTAGAATATGCTTCTTTAGACCTTTCATTTAAATTAAAAGCGTTCAATGATTCTTCTGCATTGTATTCATATAATTTATTGAATTCGCCAAGAGGCAATCTTAAACCAACCCATGCCCTATAGTTACCATTTTTTGTTAGGGTCACATCTTGTGCAAAGGTTTCATAACCTCTAACAACTGTAGAGTCAATCTTATTTAAAATTACACTTTCAAAATCATTTGCAACTTGTTTTGTCGCAACACTAGAACCGATTTCTTTTGCATACTGTTTAGACTCTTTATTCATTTCGCCCATAATATTATCAGCGATTTCTGCCTTTGCCTTCATCTTTGCCTTTTCGATTGCAAGGTCAAGACTAGGTGATACAGCAGTACCTACACCATACACACATTTTTTATTGTCATCTTTTTTAGATAACAGTTTTAAATCACACGCCTTTGTGTCATTGATATCTGCCATAAACCAACCTGGTGTTGTATTTACTACATTACCACTCTCACCTTTTATCTTATAAACACTAGAACAACCTGTACCTAATGCTAAAATCGACATTATCATAATAAAATTTTTCATATTATTCCTCTTCTCCGTTATTATCAAACTCATTTTTCAAATCTTCTTCTATTGCATCTAAATCACTATCAGACAAAAGTTTATCCTTAGTATGCACTAATTCTTCCACTTTGTCAACAGTAGTTCGGATATTATTGAAAAACTGATTTATTCCTATCGCATATATTAACCATGCGACCAGACCTATTATTATTAAATTTTTTATCATTTAATTTCCCACCTTCCGTTAGTTTTTAAACAAGTCTTTCCATGCGACTTGAAAGCATGTCTGCCTCTACTATAATATCTGCAATACTCTGGAGCAGATACATCTCTATAGTAAAATTCTGCGAACATTTCCCAATAACTAGGACCGTCTAATCTTCTTCTACCGTCACTACATTCTAGGACTTCT